GCTGCTGGTAAGTGGTCTACAAGCGCTGGTGGTCAGTATTATGCTGCTGGTGTCGGCGGCGCTCTTGCTGGTCGCGGTGCTGACTTGTTCGTTATTGATGATCCTCATTCGGAGCAAGACGTTAAAACCAATAGTCGACTGGCTTTTGACACCGCATGGTCGTGGTTCCAGACCGGACCGCTACAACGTTTGATGCCGGGCGGTGCGATCATAGTCATTATGACGAGATGGTCGCTCTTGGACCTGACTGGGCGCTTGGTTGAGTACCAAGCGAGGAACCCTGAGGCGTTGCCTTGGGAGATTGTGGAGCTGCCAGCCATCTTGCATGAAGATACGGAGCAAGAGAAGTCACTTTGGCCCGAGCAGTGGCCGCTCCCCTCACTGAAAGCTACAAAAGCGTCGCTTGACCCCCGGTATTGGAACGCGCAGTACATGCAGCAGCCAACATCCGAGAATAGCGCGATCGTGAGCCGTAAGATGTGGCGGATCTGGGAGGGAGACGAGCCTCCAACGTGTGAATACATCATCCAGTCGTGGGACACGGCGTTTGAGACCAAGAACAACTCCGACTATTCAGCCTGTACGACGTGGGGCATCTTCTACAACGAGGAAGAAAACGACACACCCCAGCTAATCTTGCTGGATGCGTTCAAAGACAGGATGGCTTTCCCAGAACTCAAGACTGTGGCGCTCAAACACTACAGAGAGTGGGAGCCCGATGCGTTCATTGTGGAGAAGAAGGCGGCCGGAGCGCCGTTGATCCAAGAGTTGCGCAACATGGGCATACCGGTGCAGGAGTTCAGCCCGTCCCGTGGCAACGACAAGATGGTGCGCGTGAATGCAGTTGCGGATTTATTCAGCAGTGGTAAAGTCTGGGCACCGGACACCCGCTGGGCACGCGAGGTAATTGAAGAGATGGCGGCTTTCCCTGTGGGCGAGCACGACGACTTCGTGGATACGACAACACAGGCGCTGCTGCGCTTCAGGCAAGGCGGCTTTATTTCTTTGGACTCGGATGAGAAGGACGAACCCCAGTTCTTCCGCCGTAAGAAGTTCGAATATTACTAGGAACACACATGGCAACGAACATCGACAAAGCGCTGTACCAACAACCAGTTGGCATCGAAGAGTTAGCGCAGGACGAATCCCCCATTGAGATCGAGATCGTTGATCCCGAAGAAGTCAACATTGAAATGGACGGTTTAGAGCTGTCCATCCGCCCCGGCGAGGAAAACGAAGAAGGCTTTGGTGACAACTTGGCCGAGTATGTAGACGATGGTGCCTTGCAGTCGCTCGCTGGTGACTTGGTTGCTGACATCGACAACGACAAAGCCTCACGCAAAGAGTGGGAGAAGGCGTATGTTGACGGCTTGAAGCTCTTAGGCCTCCAGATTGAGGAGCGCACGGAGCCATGGCAAGGTGCCTGTGGTGTGTTCCACCCGATGATTACTGAGGCTGTGGTGCGCTTCCAAGCCGAGACGATCACAGAGACGTTCCCTGCACAGGGTCCAGTCAGAACCAAAATTTTGGGCAAAGAGACCCCAGAGACTCGTGAGATTGCGATCAATGTCGAGGATGACATGAACTACGAGTTGACGGAGGTCATGACAGAGTACCGCTCCGAGCACGAGCGCATGCTCTGGTCGCTGCCAGCTACGGGTTCGGCATTTAAGAAGGTGTATTTTGATCCGGGCCTTGGCCGTCAGGTGTCGATGTTCATCCCAGCAGAAGACATGTTGCTGCCATACGGCGCGACGGACCTTGACACTTGCCACCGCATCACACACGTCATGCGTAAGACAAAGAATGAGATCGTCAAGCTTCAGCAAGCGGGGTTTTATTTGGACATCGAGCTGCCCGATGCGCCCAAAGACCGCACGGACATTCAGAAAGCCAAGGACAAAGAGACAGGTTTCAACGACCTGAACGACGACCGCTACACACTGTATGAGTGCCACGTTGACTTGAACCTCGACGGCTATGAGGACAAGGACGACTCTGGCGAAGAGACTGGCATCATGCTGCCGTACGTTGTAACCATCATTAAGGGCACAAATGACATTCTGTCCATACGCCGCAACTGGAAGGAAGACGATGAGCTTCGACTCAAACGACAGCATTTTGTACACTACCAATATATCCCCGGATTCGGAGCTTATGGTTTTGGACTCTTCCACCTTATCGGCGGTTTTGCCAAGTCGGCCACAAGCCTTATGCGTCAACTGGTTGACGCAGGAACGTTATCTAATCTTCCCGGTGGCCTCAAGTCCAGAGGGCTTCGGATTAAAGGTGATGACACGCCGATTGCCCCGGGAGAGTGGCGCGACGTAGACGTAGCGTCTGGCAATATCCGCGACAGCATCCTGCCTCTGCCCTATAAGGAGCCAAGCGCGACGCTGTTCAACCTGATGCAGACCATCGTTGATGAAGGTCGTCGCTTTGCCGCGACTGCTGACATGAAGGTGTCTGACATGTCTGCGCAGGCTCCTGTGGGTACGACGTTGGCTCTTCTTGAGCGTCAATTGAAGGTGATGACGGCTGTGCAAGCACGTGTGCACTTCGCCTTGAAGCAAGAGTTCAAGCTCTTGAAGAACATCATCCGCGACTACACAGACTCAGACTACAACTACACGCCTGAGTATGGCTCACGTAAAGCGAAGAAGGATGACTACGACTTGGTGGACGTGATCCCCGTGTCAGACCCCAACGCAGCCACAATGAGCCAACGCGTGATCCAGTACCAAGCTGTGATCCAGATGGCGCAGATGGCTCCGGACATCTACAACTTGCCCGAACTCCACCGTGGCATGTTGAACGTGTTGGGTATCAAGAATGCCGAGAAGCTCGTGCCGATTGAAGAAGACATGAAGCCGATCGACCCTGTGCAAGAGAACCAGAACGCGCTCAAGGGTACGCCTATGAAAGCGTTCTTGCATCAGAACCACGACGCGCACATCCAAGTGCACATGATGCTGGTGCAGGATCCGATGATTCAGCAGTTCATTGGCCAGAACCCACAAGCACAGAAGATCATGGGTGCGATCACTGCGCACATTGCAGAGCACGTGGGCTTCAAGATGCGCCAGCAGATCGAGCAGCAATTGGGTATGCCGCTGCCTCCCGAAGACGAGAAGTTGCCACCGCAGATCGAGATTGCCTTGTCCGGCATGATGGCTCAGGCGGCGCAGCAGGTTCTCATGCAGGATCAGGCCAAAGCCGCACAGATGCAGGCGCAGCAACAAGCTCAAGACCCAGTCTTGCAGTTGCAGATGCAGGAGCTCCAGCTCAAGCAACAAGAGTTGGAGCTCAAGAAACAAAAGATCATGATGGACGCTGCTGCCAAGGCCGACGCACAGGCTTTGAAAGAGCAAGAAGTCAGTGGCAGACTGGAGTTGGATGCTCTTCGCACAGGTGCGCAAATCAAAGAGAGCGAATTCAAGCAACAGTTTGAACAAGAACGTGCCGGTGTGCAGTTGGGTGCCGACATCGCAAAGAGTAAGGCTCAGATGGCCATGCAAGCGAGAACTGCTGCGCTTCAAAATAGCAGGAACCAACCCAAATCAACTAAATGATCCAAGACTTCGCACACGTATTGCGCGACCAAATACGTAAAGACATGAACAACTACGCCGACGACTTGGCTGGTGGTATCTGTCGTTCCTTTGAGGAATACCAAAAACTCTGCGGTGTTATTTCAGGTCTAGCTCTCGCAGAGCGTTATCTCCTTGACCTGCTTGAGAAAGTCGAAAAATCAAATGAGTGAACTCATTCTGCCTCCCGGTATTTCGTTGCCGCCCCATATTCAGCCAATGGACAAACCAGAAGCTGACGATGACAACGAGACAAAAGCAGGTGCACTGCCCACCCCCACAGGTTGGAAGTTGCTCTGTGTCGTGCCTGAAGTCGAACAAAAGATTGCAGGAACAACGCTGGATCTCGTGAGAGATACCGCCACACTGCGCCAAGAAGAACACGCCACCACGGTGTTGTTTGTATTGCGTGTAGGTCCCGATGCGTACAAAGACACCGCCAAGTTCCCCAACGGAGCATGGTGTAAAGAAGGCGACTTCGTCTTGGTTCGCACTTACTCCGGCACAAGATTCAAGATCTTTGGCAAGGAGTTCCGTCTCATCAACGATGACCAAGTTGATGCTGTTGTGCTAGACCCTCGCGGCCTGACCCGCGCTTGAAAGGAAGAATATGGCTATAAAAGATGAGTTCAAGTTCCCCGATGAAATCGAGGACAAGAACACGCCCGATCTTGAAATTGAGATTGAAGGCGAAGGTGAGGTAGACATCGAAATTGAAGACGACACACCTCCCCAAGACAGAGGCCGCAAGCCTTTGGACAAGGAAGTTGCTGATCCAACCGACGACGAAATTGAGTCTTACTCTGACAAAGTCAAGACACGTATCAAAGAGTTGACCCACGCCCGTCATGACGAGCGCCGTGTCAAAGAAGCTACGATGCGTGAGAAGCAAGAGCTGGAGCGTCTAGCACAGCAGCTGATTGAGGAAAACAAACGCCTCAAGCAAAACGTTTACACAGGACAAGAAGCGATCATTGAAGGTGCGAAGTCAAAAGCCGAGGCAGAACTGGCCATGGCTCGTCGCAAACTCAAAGAAGCGCAAGAGTCCTACGACACTGACGCGATCATTGCCGCGCAAGAAGAGGTGATGGACGCGAAGATTAAAGTTGAGCAAACAAAGAATTTTCGTCCTACCCCTTTACAGGAAGAAAAATTTGAGGTACAAACTCCTCAAACCCAGTCTGCGAAGGCTGAGCCTGACGAAAGAACACTGCGCTGGCAGGCAAAAAACCAGTGGTTTGGGCAACAAGGGTTTGAAGAATACACCAGCTACGCACTAGGGCTGCATCAGAAGCTAGTCACAAACGGAGTGGATCCCCGCTCTGCTGAATACTTCGAGCAAATTGATGCTCGCATGAAGTCAACGTTCCCTGATCTGTTTGGTCGGAGCGAAGACAAGCCAAGGTCTAGTGAGGTTCCAAAGAAGCCTACGACAGTGGTTGCCTCTGTCTCGCGTTCTACGAGCGCTGGAAAAATTAAGCTGACTACTACGCAAGTTGCGTTGGCTAAAAAATTAGGTTTAACCCCGCAGCAATACGCTGCACAAGTAGCAAAACTGGAGAACTGAAATGGCTGAAACTATTGACCGCAAAAATCGTGATCTGACGACACGCGAAAAATCTGCTCGTGCTGTATACGTACCGCCGACAAACTTGCCTGATCCAACGCCTGAACCCGGGTATGTGTATCGCTGGGTAGCGACACACGTTATGGGCCAAGCGGAAGTGACCAACGTATCGCGCAAAATGCGTGAAGGTTGGGAACCGGTGAAGGCAGAAGACCATCCGGAATTGATGATGATGGGGAACGAAAAGACTGGTAACGTGGAAATTGGCGGCCTCATGCTTTGCAAGATGTCTGCTGAGAAAGCACGTGCCCGGGACGAGTACTACAACCAGCAAGCTCAAAACCAGATGGACTCAGTTGACAACAACTTCATGCGACAAAACGATCCACGTATGCCGCTGTTTGCCGAACGCAAGTCGACAACAACGCGTGGTGGATTTGGTTCTGGTTCTAAATAAACTTAGGAGTCCTTAAATGGCATCTACCGCTTCTCCCTACGGCCTTCGTGCCGTGAATGAGTTGGGCGGCCTACCATACGCTGGTAGCACCCGTACCTTCTTGATCGACCCTGCTGGTTACAACACGAACATTTTCAACGGTTCGATTGTTCGTATCAACACATCAGGCTACATCAACATCGTCACCACAAACGGCGACGACAGCACACCATTCCCAGCAGGCACAATCGGCGTTTTCGTCGGCTGCTCCTTTGTGAATGCTCAAGGTCAAACCATGTACTCACAGTACTACCCTGCTAACACCACTGGTGTTGTGGAAGCGTACGTGATTGATGACGACCGTGCTGTTTTCCAAGCACAAGCTGATGGTTCTTTGACCCAAGCTGCTTTGGGCTCAAACATCTATTTGGCTGCTGTTCAGAGCACGTCTACTGGTTCTACAACCACAGGCAACTCAAACACTGCTTTGGATGCTTCTACGGCTGCGGCAACATCTGGTTTTGCTTTCCGCATCGTTGGTTTTGCTAACGTTCCCGGCTTCTCACAAGTTGGCGACGCTTACACCGACGTGTTGGTTAAGTTCAACCCCGGTGCCCATTCTTACTCTAACGCCACCGGCATCTAAGGAGACATAGACCATGGCAATTTCACGCGCACAACTACTTAAAGAGTTGCTCCCCGGCCTGAACGCATTGTTCGGTATGGAATACGCCCGTTACGGCGAAGAGCACAAAGAAATCTACGAAACAGAGAAATCTGAGCGTAGCTTTGAAGAAGAGACAAAGCTTGCTGGCTTTGGTTCTGCTCCAGTCAAGAACGAGGGTGCCGCCATTGCTTATGACAATGCGCAGGAAGCCTTCACAGCACGTTACAACCACGAGACTATCGCCCTCGGTTTCTCCATCACGGAAGAAGCTGTGGAAGATAACTTGTACGACAGCTTGTCTGCTCGCTACACGAAGTCTTTGGCCCGTGCTATGGCTTACACCAAGCAAGTTAAAGCTGCTTCCGTTATCAACAACGGCTTCAGCGGTTCATACTTGGGTGGTGACGGCGTTTCTTTGTTCGGTGTTAACTCTTCCAGCGCTCGCGTTGGTCACCCACTCGTTAACGGTGGTGTGAACTACAACAGCCCAACAACTGGTGTTGACTTGAACGAAACCTCATTGGAAAACGC